CCGTTCCTCCTAATAATGAGGACGGGGTTGACCACTATATGAGTAGTGGTTTTTTTGGTTCTTATGTAGACATTGAAGGAGTCTATAAGACTGAGTTTGATCTTATTAAAAGATATCGTGAGATGGCATTACACCCTGAGTGTGATAGTGCCATTGAAGATATTGTAAATGAGGCAATTGTTTCGGACTCTAACGATAGTCCTGTAGAAATTGAACTCTCAAATCTTAATGCCAGCGATGGTATCAAGAAAACAATTAGACAAGAGTTTAAGCATATTCTTGATTTATTGGACTTTGATAAGAAAGCTCACGAAATTTACCGTAACTGGTACATTGATGGAAGACTTTATTATCATAAAATTATCGATCTGAAGAAACCCGAAGAAGGTATTCAGGAGCTTCGTTACATTGACGCAATGAAAATGCGTTATGTAAGAAAGCAAAAAAAGAACAAGCAGAAAGATTTGAATAGACTCAATCCTCTGAAAAATGATCCTATGGATTATGATTTTCCAGAGTTAGAAGAGTTTTTCATCTACAATCCAAAGACTGTTGCTGGTAGCAATCCAATGCAAACCAGTACAAATACAGGGATCAAGATGACTAAAGATTCCGTTGCATATTGCACTTCGGGTCTTGTAGATAGAAATAAGGGATCAACTCTTTCATATCTTCATAAGGCAATCAAGTCACTCAATCAATTAAGAATGATTGAAGATAGTCTCGTAATTTACAGACTTTCGAGAGCACCTGAGCGTAGAATATTCTACATTGACGTTGGTAATCTGCCCAAAATGAAGGCAGAACAATATCTGCGTGATGTTATGATGAGATATCGTAACAAACTTGTGTATGATGCGAACACAGGAGAGATTCGTGATGACAAAAAATACATGGCAATGCTTGAGGACTTCTGGCTTCCTAGGCGTGAGGGTGGAAGAGGAACCGAAATCTCCACTCTTCCTGGCGGACAAAACTTGGGAGAAATCACGGATATTGAGTATTTTAAAAAGAAACTCTACCGTTCGCTTAACGTCCCTCCCTCAAGAATGGATGGCGAAGGCGGGTTTAACTTGGGGAGATCTTCTGAGATCCTGAGAGACGAACTGAAGTTTACTAAGTTTGTTGGTCGTCTGAGAAAGAGATTCTCTGGCATGTTTAATGATATGCTGAGGACCCAATTACTCCTAAAGAACGTAATTACTCCAGAAGATTGGGAGGTCATGAGTGAGCATATTCAGTATGATTTCCTATATGATAACCATTTTTCTGAGTTAAAAGAAGCAGAATTGATGAATGAGAGACTATCTTTGGCAGCAACTGCAGAACCATATGTTGGCAAATACTACTCTCAGGACTATGTTCGCCGTAAAATCCTGCGTCAAACTGACATCGAAATCCTTGAACAGGACAAACTGATTGAGGATGAAATCAAGAAAGGTGTCATTCCAGATCCTGCAACTATTGACCCTGCAACGGGTCAACCACTAGATACAGGGGCAGGTGGAGACTTGGGAGCACCAGTGATGGAACCTGAGATCGATGGATCTGCTACCGAGGCACCAGAAATGCCCAAGGGTGGTGAAATATAAATACAAATAAATTTGTAACATGGAAAACATGGATGACCTTCTAGATAATATCATCAGTGATGAATCGCCTTCACAAATTAGCGATGCGATCAAAGATATGCTGTACTCAAAAACAGCAGAAAGAGTAGATGCATACAAGCAAACCGCTGCAAATGCTCTTTTTAATGCAAGTGATGAAGTCTCTGATGATGAAGTAGATACCAGTGATGGTGATTAATTTATAAATAACTATTATTCTTTTCGTTAATTATGGCTTACGTTCGTCACGATGAAAATAATAATGCAGTAAACCCACAACCTGGGAGCACTACTGTAAATCAATTTTCGGGAAATGAAGGTTGGTCTACCGTGACCTATAAGAATTTTAATGCTGATTATGTAGCACGAACATATAATAGTGCTGCTGGATCTGGAGCAAGAACTCCAGGTACTTATCAGCGACACGATGCGAATAATAATCCAGTTACTCCTGGAACATATCAACGTCATGATGCAAGTAACAACCCCGTAACAGGATAATCAAACAATGAAACTTATCAGAGAAGAGATCGAATCAGTCAAGTATCTTGTAGAGACTACTAAGTCTGGTAAGAAATCACTGTATATCGAAGGAGTTTTCCTTCAGGGCAACATTAAAAACCGTAATGGTCGTATGTACCCTATGGAAACTCTTCGTAAGGAAGTTTCTCGTTATAATGAGTCAAACGTTCAGTCTGGCAGAGCACTCGGTGAACTCGGTCACCCCGATGGTCCTACCGTAAATCTCGACAGAGTTTCTCATAAGATCGTTTCTCTGAAAGAAAGTGGTTCAAACTTCATTGGTAAAGCAAAGATTTTGAGCACCCCAATGGGCAAAATTGCAGCTGCTTTAGTCGAAGACGGCGTAAAACTCGGCGTTTCTTCTCGCGGTATTGGATCATTAAAGCAAACCCGTGAGGGTGTTAATATCGTCGGTGACGATTTTATGTTAGCAACTGCTGCTGATATCGTTGCTGATCCTTCTGCTCCTGATGCATTTGTTGAGGGAATTATGGAAGGAAAAGAATGGGTTTGGGATGGTGGAATTCTGCGTGAAAAGTATGCAGAGCAAACCAAGAAGCAAATCGATACATTAGTTGATCAGAGAAGATTGGAAGAACATAAGTTGGAGTTATGGAATAACTTCTTATCTAATCTTTAATTTTATAAATAAATATAGTTTTAATACCCGGCAATAACGGAGAGTTCAAATGTCTCGTGGAGATTTACAAGAAATGGAAGTAAAGACACAGCAATCCAAGACTGCTGTCAATAGTGGTGCTGCACCTGCAGATCCTATGCCTAAACTTACCACTGGTGGCACAGCACCTGAAGTGGAAGACCTCGGCGGTCCTACTCCAGAAAACTACAAACCCGACGATGATTCGGCTAAACTGGCTACACCTGGTGGCACCCTTAAGCAAGTTAAGGATGTTGTAACCAAGAAAGCTGGTAAGGCAGATCCTATGCCTGCAGGCATGAAGGAAGAAGAAGAGATCACCGACGAAGTTGTTGCCGAAGAAGAGAGCACCGAAGAAGAAGTAGTTGCAGAAGAAGAGACTACTGAGGAAGAAGTTGTTTCTGAAGAAGAAGTAACTGAAACCGAAGAAATCGTTGCTGAGTATGACATCGAAGAAGATGTCAATGCTCTGCTTGCTGGTGAGGAACTCTCTGAAGAATTCCAAGCAAAAGCACGCACTATCTTTGAAGCAGCAATCAATGCAAAGGTTGCTAGCATCAGAGAAGAGTTGGAAGCAAAGTACGAAGAGAAGTTCGTAGAAGAAGTTGCTTCTGCTAAAGAGTCACTCGCTGAGCGTGTTGATTCTTACCTTGAGTATGTTGCTGACGAGTGGATGTCTGAAAATCAACTCGCAGTTGAATCTGGACTTAAGTCCGAAATGTCTGAATCATTCCTCACTGGAATGAAGAGTCTTTTTGAAGAACATTATGTATCAATCCCTGAAGACAAATATGATGTGCTTGAGAGCATGGTAGAAAAACTTGATGATATGGAGACAAAACTCAACGAGCAGATTGAGAAGAATATCTCCCTCAACTCCAGACTCTCCGAGTCTGCTGCTGAAGGAATTCTCAATGATGTTTCTGAAGGTCTTGCACAGACCCAGAAAGAGAAGCTCGCCTCACTTTCCGAAAGTGTGGAGTTTGAAAGCGAAACACAATATCGTGAAAAGTTAGAAACACTGAAGGAGTCATACTTCTCTCAGAAGAATGTTTCTACTCCTGCCAAAACCGAAACCCTCTCGGAAGGCGTTGATTCGGCACCCGCTTCTTACAGCGGTTCCATGGACGCTTATATGAGAGCACTGGGTTCCACCCTTGGCAAATAATCCCTGAATTTAATATTAATTCAAACCGTAAATTAACCACATAGGTAAAAAGCAAATGTTCCAATCCGAACAGTTGCAGGAAAAGTGGGCACCTCTCCTCAACCATGAGGGTCTCGACAAGATCGAAGACAACCATAAGAGAGCCGTCACCGCTGTCCTGCTCGAAAACCAAGAAAAGTTCCTCGCTGAACAACAAGCATTTTCCCAGTCTGGATCCTTCCTGACTGAGCAACCTACCAACGCTGTTGGTAATGGTGGATACA